AGATGTATCAGGAGTCGTATTCCAGAGAGATTACTACACATCAAGTTACTCTAACGGAGATTTAGAGAGGAAATAATTTATGTCACAAATTGACAAAAGAATACAAGTCAATACTATTATTGAAAATCAGTTACCTGAGTTTGTGGTATCTGATTTTCCTAAAGCCACTGAGTTTTTAAAACAATATTATATTTCACAGGAATTTCAAGGAGGTTCTCAAGATATAATCAGCAACCTTGATCAATATTTGAAGGTTGATAACTTAGTGCCTGAAGTCGTTGTAGGTGTAACTACAATTTCAAGTGAAATAAATTCAACAGATACAGTAATAACTGTTCCTAGTACAAAAGGATTCCCCTCTGAGTATGGATTACTCAAAATTGATGATGAAATAATAACTTACACTGGTATAACATCAACCACATTTACAGGTTGTGTCAGAGGATTTAGTGGAGTAACAGGATACAACGTAGGTATTTCATCTTCATTACTTAATATTAATCAAGAAAGTCTAGAATTCAATCAAACTTCAGCAGCATCACACGCATCTGGTTCTAACTTAACTAATCTATCTGTTCTCTTCATTCAGGAATTCTTCAAAAAAATGAAGAAAACCTTTTTACCTGGTTTAGAGAATAATGATTTTCATGAAAGTTTAGATGTAGGTAACTTTGTAAAATTTGCACGTTCATTCTACCAGTCCAAAGGTGTTGAGGAATCAATAAGAATTTTATTTAAAGTATTATATGGAGTAGAATCAACAATACGTGACTTAGAAGGAAACCTTATAAAACCATCAGATGCAGAATTTATTCGTCGTGAAGTTATTGTAGCAGATTTAATTACACCTACTGGGGAACCACAGAACTTAACTGGTCAAACAATTTTCAAATCTACTGATACATCTACAAGTGCGTCAGTATCAGAAGTAGAAATTATTAAGAGAGAGGGTAAAAATTATTTTAAACTTGCATTATTTGTTGGATTTAGTGACCGTGATTTAATCGAAGGTGTATTTACTATACCAGGTAGCACTAAAGTTCTTGATGAAGTACCTGCTGGTGCATCTATTATCAATGTAGATTCAACAGTTGGATTTGGAACTACAGGAACAATCATTAGTGGTGCTAATTCAGAGATAAATTATACATCTAAATCTATAAATCAATTCTTTGGTTGCACAGGTGTTAGTGTTGGAATAGGAACTGCAGATGATTTAAGAGCAAATGAAACAATTTTTGGATATGAAAATGGTGATTTAACAAAGAGAATAGATTTAAGAATCACTGGTGTATTGTCAGAGTTAGTTCCAATTACTGATATTAGTCTGATAAATGAAGGTGAGAATCTTTTTGTTAAGAATGTTGGTGAAAAAATAGAGAACGATAGTGAAAATTATAAACAAATTTTTGCTAATTCATGGATATACAATACAAGTTCAAGATTTCAGGTCGAAATACCATTTGGTAGTTCAACATTTAAATTAAATACAAAGATTGATAAGTCAAATATTAAGGTTGGCGATAGATTTGACATATTAAAAAGAAATGAACAGGTAGTCGTTGGTAGTGGTGATGTTGGTAGTGTGGATACTACACTTAATCAAATCACTGCAACTAATATTGCAGGATTTACACAAGTTGCAAATCAACTTTATGACATCCGTAGAAAGATTGAAAAGGCATCAAGTACAGGTGTTTCTTTGGCACAAGGTAATAATAACGTAATTGCAGATACTTTAAATGTTTATGTTGATGGAAATATTGATGGTTATGTTGCTTCAAACTCTTTACCAAGTTATGATATTACAACTAACATCATTGAAGAGACTTTAACAGGAGGAACAGTATCGGGATTAGATGGATTTAATAGTCTGAATGATAGATATAGTTTTATAAACTTCCCTCTATCTCGTAATGTCAAATTTATTCAAGGTGATGCAATTGTTTATCAACCAGAAGGTGAAGCATTTATTGGTTTAGAAAGTGGAAGAACATATTTTGTAGACCCTGTGATACCTGATGATCCTAGTCAGAATACTACAAAGGTAAGATTATTCCAATCTACAGCACAAATTGGTTCAGGAAGTACAATTCAAGTTGGTCCTACCACATCTACCAGTGATATTCATAGGTTTGTATTAAAGAAACATTCTAGTAGAGTTTTAGAAGCAGATAAGATATTAAGAAAAATTCCACTAAATCAAAATTTATTTGTTAGTTCAAATCAAGATATACCTACAAATGATATTGGAATATTAATTAATGGTGTCCAAATACGTTCACCTATCTCTGATAATCAAATATATTATGGTCCTCTTGAATCAATTGACTTACTCAACGGTGGTAGTGGATATGATGTTGTAAATCCTCCCATAGTAGGTATAGAAACAAGTAGTGGAGTTGGTGCTGCTGTTGAACCTGTCATTCAGGGTACAGTTAAAGAAGTATTCGTTGACCCACAAGACTTTGATATTGACGCAGTTACTAGTATTTCATTAACTGGTGGTAATGGAAGTGGTTGTGTTTTACAACCAGTGCTAGGTTCTAGAAATAGAGAATTAGAATTTGATAGTAGAGATGTATTTTTTAATGGTGGAGTAGATATTGTTAATGAAACAATTACATTTAAAACACAGCATAATTTAGATAATGGTCAATTAGTTTACTATGGTTCAAATGGAAATGCTCCTATCGGTATTGGTACTGCCTTTGATTTACTAAACCAAGTAGGTTCAACTCTATCAGATGGTGATCCTTACTTCGTAAGATCTGTTAATCCTACTACGGTTAGAATATTCAACAGTAAGGCAGATGCATTATTTGGAACAACAGGAATCAACACTGTTGGATTATCTACAGATACCGCAGCAAGTGGTATTCACAAGTTTAGAACTGAAAGTAAGAAAACACTAGTTGCAGTTAAAGTATTAGAAGAGGGTTCTGGGTATACTCATCGTAAGTTAAGAGTTAAACCTGCTGGCATTTCAACCTCTTTCGATACAATAAGATTTAAAAATCATGGATTCCAAAGTGGAGAGGTTGTTGAGTATTCTGCTGAAACCACAGCGATACAAGGTTTGTCTACGACCACTTCTTATATTATTAAAAAGTTAACAGATGACACATTCAAACTTGCAAATGCGGGTGTTGGTGGAACATCCACTTTTGATTATGATAGAGGAAAATTTGCAAATCTTACTTCGACAGGTGAAGGATTCCAAATATTTAATTATCCTCAAATAAAAGTAAACGTAGATGTATCATATGGTTCAACAATCACTGGAAATATTACTATCACTCCAGTAGTTACAGGTGAACTTATAGGTGGTTATCTTTATGAGGAAGGTACTAACTATGGTTCAACAATCCTTGATAAAGAAGTAACACCTAAAGTAACTATTGAAAATGGTAGATTTGCAGAATTCAAACCAATAATTGTCAATGGTAGAATTACTGATGTTGCTGTTGTAAACAGAGGTAGAGAATATAATTCAAGTCCAGAGATAAGAGTAATATCCACAGGAACTGGAGCAGGTGCTGTTGTTAGACCAGTTGTGGAAAATGGACAAGTTGTTGATGCAATCGTTATTAATACTGGTATAGGTTATAGTAGTGTTGCAACACAAGTAAGAGCGTTCTCTAGAGGTATGAATGGTTCTTACACTGCAAGAGTTAGAAGTTTAACATTAAACAATACACATAGATTTGGTGATTCATTCTTATCAACTAAGGAAGATACATTAAGATTTGGAATATTAGGTTACTCACAGGAGATTGCAAGTAAATTTGAGAGTACATTTGATGTAGATACAAATGGAGAATTTAATCAAATAACAGGTCACTCACCAATTATTGGTTGGGCATATGATGGTAATCCAATATACGGACCTTTTGGATATTCTGATTCAACTAATATTAACTCTGACTTAAAAATTATTACACCTTCATATGTTGCTGATATTAATAATGTAAATAATAGACCAACAGGATATGAAGCAGGTTTTTTTGTAGAAGATCATGTTTATAATGGCACAGGTGATCTTGATATTCATAATGGAAGATTCTGTAAAACACCTGAGTTTCCTAATGGTGTTTATGCATATTTCTCAACTGTCGGACTTGGAACTGGTACAAACAAGTTAGAAGGAATATATCCATACTTTATTGGTAATACCTACAGATCACCTATAATTAAGGAAAATCAAACTCTAAATCAAGAATTTGATTTTAATAATTCTGGTCTTAGAAGAAATACTTATCCATATAATGTTGATGAAAAATCTGGTGGTAATGATTTTATTATTGAGTCATATGAGAAAATAAGACAATTATCAACTATTGAGTCTGTAACAAAAGGTGGAGTAGATGGATTCACTATTTTAAATGGTGGTTCTAATTATAAAGTTGGAGATATCACTATATTTGATGATGAGGGAACAAGTGGTTCAGGATTTAGAGCACAAGTTGATGAAATAGTTGGTATTGGAATATCAAGAATTGATACAGTTATAACTCCATTTGAGGGTGCAGTATTTGAATGGAAGAGTGGTAGTGAAGTCGTTGCTAATTATTTGCCTTTTATTGAATTAAATGACCAAGACACTGTATCAATATCAGGATTAAGTAGTTCAATTGTAAATCTAACTGATTCATTTAAGGTAGGTATTAAAACTAGTAGTATTGGACTTGCCAAGAGTATGACTGTAGGTTCTGCTTCAGGTTTGATTCAGGACATTTATGTAACTGAAATACCTAATACAATTGCTATTGGTGGTTCAATTCGTGTTGGTTCTGGAAATACTTCAGATACTGAAACCTTACAAGTTCTAAATTTACATCCACTAAGGAAAGTTATAAGAGTTTTAAGACATGTAGGTATTGCTCATACACTGGGTTCAAACGTTGATGTTTTAAATAATCGCATTAGCATACCAGTAAAAACTAAAAAGTTTACATCAAAACCAAAATTAACAGTATTTTTCAATGGTCCACAGTCAGTTGGAGTTGGTACAACTTCTGGTGGTGCAATTGAAGTTGAAAGAGTTACTGGAGAGATAAAAGAAAATATTTCAATACCTACAAGAACAATTCATATACCTAATCATCAATTTAAAACTGGTCAGAAGTTAGAGTTACATAAAAGAGTTGGTGCAAATCGTTTTGATGTAGGTAGAACTCCTCTAGTAAATGAATTTAAATTACCATTCCTTGGCACTGATTCGACAGAAGTTTATGTAATTGATAAAGGTGAAAATAATATTGGTCTTGTGACATCTAAAGTTGGTATTGGTAGTACAAGTGAAGGATTATTCTTCTACAGCAATGGTTCAGCATCTGGTATTTCATCAGGATTGTATAATTTACAAACTACAGAGGATAGAGTAACAGGAGATATTGATAAGATTGTTACAACTGTATCTACAAATGTATCGGCAGCAAACACCACAACACACAATTTAGTTGAAGGTGATATTATTAAACTGAATGTAGTACCAAACTTAAACGTTGGAATAGGTAAAACTACACCAGTATCAGTAAATTATAATTCAGAATTTGAAAAATTAATTGTAGATCCAATATCATTCACTAGTTCTGATGTTGAAACAAATCAAATTGATATCATTGATCATGGATTCCAAACAGGTGATAAAGTATTTTATGATGGTGGTGCTACTGGATTAAGTACAGGAGCATATTTTATAAACAAAGTAAGTAGTAGAAGATTCCAACTTGCTGAGACCATCGAGGATATCAAATCAGATCCAGTTCGTGCTATTAATATTACAGCAAATACAGGTGGAAACCAGTCTATTGGACTTATCAATCCTAGAATTGATGTTGTTAAAAACTCTAAATTAAATTTCGGACTATCAAGCACAACATTAGCAGACTTTGATTTTAAATTATTCTACGATAGAGAACTTACAAATGAGTATTTAAGTTCACAAGATTCAAGTAGTTTTAATGTTGGAGTTGGTGGTACTATTGGAATAGGGACTAATAATACCGATCCTGTTGGAGCAGCACTTACATTACAATACTCATCTTCTGCACCTATAACACTTTACTATGGATTAACAAAAGGTGGATATATTAGCACTACAGATACTCAAGTATCTAATTATTCAGAGATTAGGTTTAGTGATCGTAAGTACAATGGTGAATCTAAAATATCAAATGTCACTGATGATACGTTTGATATTTCACCTAAAATTCCTGAATTTTTAAGTTATACAGTAAACGATTGTGATAAACTTGAATACTCCACAAAATCAACTTCTGTACATGGAGAGATAAAAGACTTTAAAATACTATCACCAGGATTTAATTACAAAAAACTTCCACAATTTAAATCAGTAC